TTGCTATCAGGTGAAGTTGTAGAGGTTCCTCGAATTCAAGATTTTGGCTTTTCTTCAGTGCCATTAAAAAACGCTAAAGCTGTTGTTGGTGCTGTAGGTGGCAAAACCAATGGCTATGTATGCATAAAAATGGATGATAAAAACGTCAGGGCAAAAGGATTAAAGCCCGGTGAGTCGATTCAATATGATGCGTTTGGTCAATACACCCATTTCAAAGCCAATGGCACGATCGAACAAAAAGCAAATAATGAATACAAGGTTATTGTGCCAAAGATGCGTGTTGAAGGTGATTTGGAGGTTACAGGCGAAATTAAAGACCGTTGTGATCAACAGAATCGCACCATGGCAGATATGCGTGATGTATATGATGATCATGATCATCAAGGTGACTCAGGTGGTACCACTTCTCAACCGAATCAAAGGATGGGTGCGTAATGGACTTTATTATCAAATTCACTACGGTTAATGGTCGACCTGTTTTTAGCTTATCTAACGAGTTAGCGGATATCACTGAAGACAACATCTTGCAAACCGCCGTCATTATCTCTTTGTTTACCGACAGGCTGGCTAGTGATGATGATGTTATTCCTGATGGTGGTTCTGATCGTCGCGGTTGGTGGGGCGATATCCTTGGTCAAGACAATGACAATATCGGCTCTTTGTTATGGCTCCTATCTCGTGAAAAACAACTTGAGTCTGTTCGTCAGCGTGCAGAAGACTACGCTTATGAAGCGTTGCAATGGTTACTCGATGACAACGTTGCCGACGCACTCACTGTTACTGCAACATTTCCACATGATGAATGGCTCGGCATACATATTCTTATAGAAAAAGCTGACGGTGGATTACTGAATTTAGATTATTCATGGGGGTTATTCAATGGCGTTTGAACGTCCAACACTGGCTAAAATACATGAACGAATTACGGCTGATATTGATGCAAACACCAATGGTCAGCCTCGCCTAAGACGCTCGCCGTTTGGTGTGTTTGCAACTGTTATGTCAGGTGCAATGCATGAGCTATATGGTTTTCAACAATACCGAGCAGCTCAAATTCTACCAGACAGTGCAGACGAGCAGCACTTTGAGCGTCATGCCAGCATACATGGCACATCACAAAACCCAGATAGCTATGCGATTGGCTTTGTTCTCGCAACAGGTGTTGATGGTTTTGTGGTTGAGCAAGGCAAGAAACTTCAGCGTGCTGATGGTGTTGAATATAAGACTACCGAGGAAAAAACCATTGCTGCAGGTCAAGCAATCATAGCTATCATCGCGTTAAACCCCGGTGATGATGGTAATGCTAATGCAGGTGCAGTGCTTAACTTTATCGAAACGATTGCCGGTGTGGATAACACGGCAACAGTAACAGAAGATGCCCTTACCAATGGGGCAGATATTGAGCAGTTGGAGCCGTGGCGTCAGCGTCATTTGGATGTTATTCAAACACCACCGCATAGTGGTGCAAAACACGACTTCATCAATTGGGCCAAATCAGTACCGGGTGTAACACGAGCTTGGTGTTATCCGCTAGAGAATGGTGATGGTACGGTCACAGTTCGTTTTGTTCGAGATAACGATGAAAACCCTATCCCTGAACAAACAGAAATTGAAGTGGTTTATGAGTACATAAAAGAAAGAATGCATGTAACAGGATGGCTTGGCTTATCAGTGTTAGCGCCTACGCCTGTCCCATTAGATTTAACAATAGAACTACACCCCGACACGACAGCAATTAGATCTGCTGTTGAGGCTGAGATTGAAGACTTGTTATCAAGAACTCAGCCTGAAGATGGGCAAGGTAAAGGTACGATATACATTAGTAAGCTTCGCGAGGCAGTGAGTATTGCTGCAGGTGAAGATAATCATCGAATCACCTCTCACAATGACGATATTTCCTATCAATTAGGTGAAATGGCTGTCAAAGGGACGTTTACATGGCTTTAGTTCAAAGCTATTACTCAATGCTGACGGCTTTACTGCCGAGCGGCATTCTCTGGCAGCAGCTGCAACAAGACGATGTGTTTATCGGCTTAATGCAGTCTATGGCTGAAGAATTAGCAAGGCTTCATCAGCGTGAAGACGATCTGCTAAACGAGGCTGATCCAAGAACAGTGTATGAAATGCTTCCAGAATGGGAAGCAGCCTATGGTTTGCCAGATCCATGTGTAGGTGACTCTTTAACACTACAACAGCGACTTGATCTGCTCTATTTAAAAGTCATCAATAAAGGTGGTCAGTCAAAACCATTTTTTATTGCACTAGCAAAAGCCCTTGGTTACGACATCACCATAACCGAATTCTCACCGCACTCTGTCATGAGTGGTGTTAATCAACCGATTTATGGTCTGGCTTGGCGCTATGTATGGCAGGTCAATGCAATAGGCCAAGGTGGGGTTAAACGTTACTTCTCTGTTAAGAGCGGTGTTGGCGAGCCACTGTTTGTTCGTGATGAAACCACACTTCAATGCATGTTTAATCGCTTTAAACCGGCACAAACTCGTGTCTTATTCAATTTTGGAGATACATAAATGAAAGGCAATAATTGGCTTCAAGGCGCAATTGCAACGCCGCCTGAAAAACCGGAAACCCCATCAGTAGGACACCCGACGGATGGTGATGGTATAGGTCAACAACCAACCACGCCCGGTGCGTTTTGGTTTTATAAAATTTCACAAGAATTAGATAACTTCATATCAAATTCTGGATTAACCCCAACAGATGATGAGTTAGATCAATTCTGGCAGGCTGCAAACCTTTTGTTATCGTCTACCCCTGTTGGCACTATCACCTTTGTATTAGGTGATCAGGTACCAACAGGTACATTAAAGCTTAACTCTCCAACTCTTTTGAGGGCTAACTACCCAGCTCTTTTTGCCTACGCGCAACAGCAAACTAACTTTGTCTCGCAGGCTGTTAAAGATGCAGATTACGACACATACGCGGGTTACTTTGGTGATGGTGATGGGTCTACCACGTTCACTTTGCCAGACGCTCGAGGTGAAACATTCAGGGTTTGGGATGATGGGCGTGGTGTTGATGTAGGTCGTGAGATTGGTTCGTGGCAGGATTTTGCGATTGAAAATATCACCGGCTCATTGACTTCATATCGTGGTGTTTTTTCAAATAACTCTGGTGCTTTTACCCGCTCAGGTTCAGCAACAGTCTTTGATGGCCCGGGTGGTATTGCTCAAAGTCATATTGTGAATTTTGATGCGTCTAATGTTGTAAAAACGGCCAATGAAACTCGCGCTCGTTCTTTAGCTGTTATGGCTGTAATTAAATATTAGGATTTACAAATGGAAAATGAATATATTCACCACTATCACCATAAGACCAAGTTATATGTGTCAAGCACTGAGCTGGAATTAGACCCCATTGCAAACACACCATTGTTACCAGCGCATTCAACTCAAGTAGAGCCGCCAGAAGTTCAAGCTAATCAAGTAGCTCGATGGACAGGTTCAGCTTGGGAGTTGATTGCGGATTATCGTGGCTATCAAGCTTATGATGCCCAAGGTGTTTTGCACTCGATTGAAGAGGTAGCTATTGAACCTAATCCAGAGTGGACACTCGAAAGACCTTTTATTTTGTCTGAAGCACAACAAACAAAGCTGAATGAATTAACTAATTTGTGTGAAATCACAATTACATCTGGATTTAGCTCGGCTGCACTAGGTTCTACTCATACATACCAATCAGAGCGTGATGATCAACTTAACCTTTCAGGTGTGGCATCGAGTGGCAGTGACTGGCCATTTAAATGCAGTCCAGACGACGGGCAAACATGGGAATACAAACAGCACACAGCAGTACAATTAAAACAAGTCGTTGATGATGGTATTCAGCATAAACTGACACAGCTTACAAAGCTACAAAACTTAAAACAGCTGGTGAATGATTTGCCTTCAGAATCAACTCAAGAAGACATCGATCAAATCACATGGTAGGTGGTTACTATCGAAGTGGTGTTTTTTGTGAAGTGATGTTGTCACCATCATGGTGGCGACGTCCTTTATATGTAATCACTAAGCCTGTTTATATAGCTGGTCATTCGGTACCTGCAGGAGTGATAACAGATGGTGCGAGCGTGCCACGACTGTTTTGGCCTGTGTTTCCGCCCATTGGTCGCTACTTCAAAGCCACCATCGTCCATGACTTTTACTTAAAAATGGGAGTGCCAAACGATAAGGCAAATCAAGCATTCAAGCAATGTTTGCAGGCTTTAGATATACAACCATGGCGAATTCAGCTTATGTATCAATCTGTAAGGCTTTATGGGGGTGTTAAAGACGTTTTAAATAAGCTGTTTTAAAGAAGAGAAGATAGCGACCAGATAACTCGGCAACGTTATCTGGCCGTCAACTACACAGAAATACACTCTGTGAGCTAACCGAGGCTATCCCGCCGTGTACACAGCAGGGCCAGCCTATCACAAACCACCGTGAGGCTCACATGCAGCAAGTAAGATGTCGCCATTGCGACAGGCTTTTATGTAAAGCCAAATTTATAGAAATAGAACTCAAGTGTCCTCGATGTAAGACACTTAATTATATGAAAGTCACCGAACTTCAAACCCAAACACCACGAGTGTCGCAATACAAGGAAAAACCTCGTGGAAACGTTCAATCAAAACGGACTGCAAATTCATAACACTGACTGTTTAAAGGTTTTAAGCACGTTACCTGATAATAGTATTGATCTGATTGCCACAGACCCGCCTTATTTTCGGGTTGTGGCAGCACAATGGGATAGACAATGGAAGACAGAGCA